GTAGATTTATTAGTACCTTTGCATATAGAGAAATGGGAGGTACATTTGATTAACCTGACCCTCCCAATAAGTTGAACCAATTAAAATTAAAGATTATGGAAGCGATAAAAATTAACAACTTTCCTGAGTCAAAGGTAAATGTACTCGTAGAAAATAAAATAACATTCGTATACGACTGGGGGAACGTTATTGTATTAGGAACATGCTGTATAGGAAAATTAAAGGCTCGTTTGAAAAAGATAGGTATGACTCCTTCCGATGTTGAGAGCCTTAAATGCAGTGTAGCTGAGTTATACTACGCAAACGATATATACGAAATTAGCCAAAAAAATTAAAGATTATGGAAGAAACAAAAAACATAAAAATGGAAGAACTAAAGAATAAAATGGATGTTATATTTGATAGTTATTCGAAGAAAATATCTTCCATTATGTATAAAACCAATTGGAAAGTTGAGTCAGTTGATATTCTGTTTGCAGGAGCAGGAACTACCATTAGTCTTGGAGGAGACAAACACAAGGTTTTGGATTTGGTATGGATGTCAAAGAGAAGACATGGCGAGGAGTCTTTCACGACCAATGTTAGAACAACCGGCAGTTTTGAACTACTTGCAGGAAACGAAATTGGTAGTGAAGCCAATTTCTATAAAGAGATTGGAAATCTTATTGCCGACAACGCTTTACTGACAAGTATAAGAGAGCAGTTGGTATCTTTCTTTAATGAAGTCAATGTTATTAAAGAAGAAATGAAAAAAAATATAACACGAAGATTAAGATGATAACACCAATAGAACCTATAGTAAATGCATCCTCTCGTTATAGTATTGGAGAGGCTGCCAGGATATTGGGTGTGCATAGAAACTCAATATTGAACTACACGAAAGCTGGTTTGTTAAAATGTGGTATTCGCAAGGCAACTAAAAGAAAGTTTTATACTGGTTTGGAAATACTTAAATTTTGGAGGACAAGCATATGAAAGACAAAGATACAGTTTGGGGTATGGTATACACTGTACTGTTCGTTGTAGAAATGATATTCGTAATAATAATTTTTCATTAGACCTAAACATGATAGCACTTGAATTTATAGGAACAATAACAGAGGATGCTAAGGTGGGCATTTCAGCCGATAACAAAAAAGAAGTCACGTTCCCAGTCGATGTAAAAAGAGGTATTGATAAGAACGGATTAGACAAGTCCTTAGTAATCTATTGCAAGAAAAAAGGAGAATGTTCTTCAGATAAGCGTCTTGTAAGAGATAAAAAAATCTTTGTCCGTGGCGATGTAAACGCTACTATAAAGAATGTATGCACAGGAGTTAGTAGAGCAGCAGTAGAATGTACCATTTGGCAATTTGAATTACTATGATAGACTGGAAAGCATTCTACGCCAACGGTGGTTATTATGGCGATAACGACCCTTACTGCTACGATGACGGCAATGATGAGGAGTACGAGGAAGATGACGAGTACGACCCAAACGATTGATACAATTCTGATCTGAGTACGAATCAAGTTATTAACGCTTTTTATTTTAGAATATGAACAACAAGATTATGAGTTTGCTTGCTGAAAGAAGAATTATCAACTTCAACATTATAAAGCTTGTTAAAGAAGACATCAAGAGTCTCCCATACAAGAAAGGAGATAAGTGTATAAATACCAAAACAAATGAGGTGTTTTGGATACATGATATTCGTCCTACACTTCTGAACTGTTTTTGGCCGACTGGTGATTTTACTATTACCGTGAATCCACCCAAAAAAGATGGTACACGTTCAGCAAGAAAACGAATATTGTACTATGAGTTTCAAGACATAAAGAAATTGGAGGATTAACAATGAAGACAACAACAATTGACTTTGTAGACAATGCTACAACCAAGGAGGCTGGCATCTACGCAGTAAGGTACGGATGGGCATTTGTAAAGGGTGTGTGCCGTGAAGTGAACGAGTTTGCGCATCGCCTGCCATGGGTGTGCATAGGCGCTGTGCTGATAGTGGCAACGTCGGTGAGCTACGTGTGCATTGCGGAAGCGAGAGCTGAACGTGACAAGGCGAACAAGGCGCAGCTGGAACTGCAAGAACGCGTTGAACAGCTCTCATGCGCTGTCGAAGCAGAAAGGAGTGCAAGATGAAAAAGAGACTAAGAAAAAAGATAATATCTATTTGCTTTGATAAGCTCCCAATAGAATTGTATAAGGAGTTCTTGTATAAGAAGTGTAAGCATAACGTACTGAAAAATTATCACAATCTGGTAAGAAAAGGTAACAAACATGGGTATAAAGCGTATGTTACAATATCAGGAGCAGAGGGAACGGTTTATAAGAAATTTAAGAAATAATACGTATGAGCAACAATCCATTCATGCCTCGTGAGCAGCGCACAGCAATCCTCACGTTCGACAATGGTCATCGTGTTCGTGCCGAAATCCTCATTCCCAAATCAGACCGTCCTATGTGGTACGACGACATCGAACGACGCTTCATAGAAGACTTCCACAAGTCGCAGCCACGGGCAGTACACAAGTTAGTGAAAGTACACATTCTACGCAACTAAAAAACATACGACTATGAATAAGAAGACGATTAAACAGAAATTCAGAAACTTAAAGAATAAGGCTGTCGCCTTGTGGTGGCTGCTTACACGTGAGTATTATTTCCTGTTAGCGTACAACGACAAGGGAGATAAAACAATCTCGCTTGAGAGTTACAATGTTGACATACTGTCATTTATTGCCTACGTTCAGCGCAGGCATAAGATGCTGACAGCTCACGACATACTTGTGACGCTCGACGGAATAATGAAATTAGGCCTTGAAGACATACTTGTCCGCAACGAGGTCAAGGAGCTCATGGAGAAGATAAAGAAGCAGGACAGAGCTTATCTCGGCCCGGAAACGAAGTGACGATAAATATAAAGAACTATGAAGGAAGAGTATACATCATGGGAGTACTTCAAAGAAGATACTCCTATTACCAACATTCAAGTAAATTCTTAACACCATTTGTAACTATGAAGAAGAAAATCAAGACATTACTCATACATCTTCTGGGTGAAGTGACAGTTGCTGAAAATAGAAAGAGAAATGAAAAAATTTTCCTTCTTGGCATGAAAGGTGCATGCATCGATATTCGTGACTATGCCGATTCTCTCTACGGCAAACCAGCCGATGAATGGAGCGAGCTGATGTACGAGTTTATATGTGGACTACAAGAACGTCTTACGCATGAAATTGACGAAGAAAGACCTACGAGAAAATAGAATTTAATGTGTTACAACAAAAATTACAACAATGGAAAACAAGATTAATATAGCAGAGATATTGAAGGATTGCCCAAAAGGGATGGAGTTGTACTCACCGATATATGGCAAGGTCGAACTTTTGAAAGTGGACAGTAATTCTGAATATTCAATAAAGACAGTTACCAGCATTGACCACCCTGGTTCATTTACTCTTTATGGTCGACTTTATGAAAACTACCCCTCTGCAGAATGCCTCCTCTTTCCCTCCCGTGAAATGCGAGACTGGACGAAGTTCTTCAAGCGAGGGGACGTGGTAATAAAAAATGGAGGTGGTATGGCTGCTGTATTTGACGGCTTTGCAAATGATGCTTACACAGAGTTCAATACTACTGTCAATCTGTATTGCGACAATAATACAGGCGAAGAAGAAGTTTGTGATACACTTCTATTCAGAAAAGCAACAGAAGAAGAATGCAAGCAGTTCATTGAAAAAGTAGAGTGGGCACTAAAGGGCAAGTACAACCCCGAGACCCTGCAAGTAGAACATGTAAAGCCCACGTGTCCGTTCAAGCCGTTCGACAAGGTGCTGGTGAGGGATGATGGAACACAAGAATGGTGCGCTAACTATTTCTCACATTACAGGGTGTATGATAAAGACTATCCTTATGCTTGTATAGACAGCTATTATCGTTACTGCATCTCCTACGAAGGCAACGAACACCTCCTCGGCACAACCGACACCTACACGGAAGGAGGCAGCGAATGAGCTGCCCCTTCTCACTAAAGAACGTCAAGTTCCGTGAGACCGCACACATAGCCTTCGAGGACGAATACGTCACGGCATACCAGTCCACCGACATCGTTCCGAAGATATACAAGAGCGTCAACACCCCTCGCGACAAGAACGGATTGGCATCAGGCAAGCCCAAGACCTACTATCGCACACGATACAGCCCTTGGGTCACGGAAAAGACATTTGTTGAACAATATCAGAAAATCAGAGAAAAATTCTAAGTTATGCTAATAATAGAAATATTGCAAATAATCGCCAGCCTCTCTATCACCATGGCGCTTTTCTATGCGTTCTTTAGAGTTGGCAGACAGAGTGCTTACGACCATATCCTTGAACGTTTTAGCGACGCTGTAAAGATTCTCGATAAGCAGAACGCATACATACAATCATTGGAAGAAACAGAAAAACACGACCCTAAGCGCCCTATGCTAATCGAATACGAGCCTTCAGTCCATGCCGAAGACTTTATTGACAGCTTGCGACGGATGATAGCCCAATATGGCAACAAGATTGTCGAACTTGAAAGCGCAGACATTACAGATGTTATCTACGATGCCGAACGAGGATACTTCACGCCAACATGTCTGTGTGACATACCGCTTAAAGCGAGCGAAATGATTTCCATGATGCGGTTTTTGATAAGCAAGCACGGCAATCTCGCAGTAGAGTGTCCAAAGATGATGCTCTCATCAATCACATATTACGCAGATACAAACAAGTTTCACATCAGTTAAAACACCATTATATGAAAGACGTATTCACGATCCATCAAGCCGACAACGGCATCATGTTGAAGTCGGACGAATATGTAGAGGTGATGGAGGACACTCACAATGCAGACGGTAAAGGCAAAGATAATCTTTACCAACGTCTTGGTAGGTATCTCTATTCCTTGGTTAAAGGCACAATGGACGAAGAAAATACAACTAACGTCCAAGTCGAACTTAACATAACAAAAATAAAATGAGATACGGACATTGTAAAAACTGTTTTTGGTGCAAATGGGGATATTGTTTCATGCAAAATAAAGAGACAAGAAAAGAATCATATTGCCCAGACTTCTACAGCAGAAGGTCATCGAATGAAAAATTAGAGCAAGTTATTAACCACTGGATTGCTCAAAAACAAATGTCAGTATTAGAACTGAATAATATCAAAAGTAGTTATAAGAACTCAAAACAGAAAGGAGAATAATATGATAGACGAAAAGAAAATACCACAAAGGATTTATATAAAGGACTATCAACTTGCAGAATGTGAAATAGAAGGTGTAGCAGATGCTCGTATTAATGCAGTTCCTTATAAAGGAGGACGTGGAAAATTATGCGAATATATTAATATCGACTTTCTGTGGCACGACGCAAGTGAAAAACCCGAAATAGACAAATGTATTCTCATACGATTTGTTGACTATAAAGGGAATGTCGAATACGGGACTGATATTCTCGCTCCTCCTATAACGTGGAATAACTGGGTAGAAATTTGCAAAATAACCAAATGGTGCTACGTCGAAGATTTATTACCGAAAGGAGGTGAGGAATGATTAAAGTAGAAGACCTGATGGTAGGCAACCTCGTAAAGGTAATCGGTACAGAAAGTGTGTTCACAGATGGCGAGATATGTAGTGTTGAATCTGTAGATAGATTATACGGAGTAGCATCGTTAAAAGGCATAGATTGGGGAATTGAAGAATGTGGCTTTCTAAAGAACTGCAGAGAAATCGACCCCATTCCTCTCACTCCAGAAATCCTTGAGAGAAACGGATTTGAAATGCGGGAAGACACAGTCGTCTATGCGAAAAATAGATTAGCATTAAAGCCTTTGGATGATGAAAAAGGCTACCAAGTAGGCTTGGGTAGCTTGCGCTTATTTTATGTAAAGGTAAGTGTTATTAAGTACGTTCACGAGCTACAGAATATCCTCTATTGGATAGATGGTGAGAATGCAAATTTAACAATATAATAAATCTAAAAAACAAAACATATATGGAAGTACACAACAACAACTGTCAGCAGTTCTCCGGAACAAGCATTGACGGTATGGTCATAATTAACGGCAACGTTATACGTGCAGCCAAAGAACTCAGTGTGGAAAATAACAAGGTGTTCATCAACGGCAAACTTGTCGAAGAGTACAGCAACGTTCCTCTCAAAATCGAGATTACAGGAACCGTCAAGTCAATCAAAACCATAAGCGGAAGTGTTCACGTCGAAGGTAACGTTACTAATGTAGAGACGGCAAGTGGCAGCGTACATTGTCAGACCGTTATTGGTGACGTAGAGACAATGAGCGGTAGCGTAAGATGTAACAACATAGAAGGTGATTGCTCGACAATGAGCGGAAGCATAAGGAGATAAGTAACATGACAATATCACAACTTATTACGCGTTTACAATTCTTGCAAAAGCGCATAGGCGACACCGACGTACTCTTCAACGGACAAGACATCCGCTTTGTCGAAGACGAGTGGTGGCGAGGAAAAGAAGTGGTAAACTTAGAATAACAGCGTATGAAAAAGATTATGTTCGATGACAAGTACGGCCTCACGCAGGCTGTACTTGAAGGTCGCAAGACGCAGACAAGACGTATTGCCTACACTGGCAATGCCACAATCATTGATTGTGGTATTTGCGTCGAACCGAAAAATTTCGGAAGAGCTACCCTCTTTCGCGGAATTGATGAAATAGCTCATTCACGTTACAACATCGGTGAGGAGGTCGCTGTAGCACAAGCATACTGTATGTTAATAGTTGATAGGGGATATAGCGATAAGGAAATATTGGAAATAGCTTGTTCTAAAGGTTGGGTCAACAAAAAGTATGTAAAGTCTGACCTTATGCCTCACCGCATCCGTATTACCGATATACGTGCCGAGCGACTACAAGATATTAGCGAAGAGGATTGTTTTGCTGAGGGTGTCGTGCAGCAACATGGAGAGGGAGCTAATGGTGAAATCTATTCTTACATCCCATACGAAAAGCCTATATACAGTACCCCACGAGAAGCCTACGCAGCCCTCATAGACAAAATCTCCGGCATAGGCACATGGGCATCCAACCCCTACGTCTTCGTCTACGAGTTCGAATTAATCAAATAACCATCCGAAGTAACTAACCATCCTCTCCATGGTGACAGCATGGAGAGATAAAACAAAAACATTATGACACAAGAAGAATTTAAAAAGCGCATGAAAGCGTTGATAGACAAGGAAATGGCAATTCTACAAGAAAAGAGAAATCTGCAAAACGAATACCTTGCAAGTTATCCACTACAACAAGGTGATAAATGTATCAACGAAGAAGGCACCACGTGTTGGTTAAGCAGGGTTGTATTTACGAGCAATATCCAAACCCGTCCGTACCATCTTATAAACTACCCTAAAAAGGACGGCACTCGCTCTAAACGAGAAGAATACTATTTCGGCAAACTAACTAAAGTTAAATAAAAACAAACGTACAACTATGTCAGCACAAGATTATGAAATATGCCCTTCTTGGCTTAACGTATATTTAGCCAAGACATCAAAGCGCAACCCTAACCTCATGCTCAGCGACAGACGCATTATCACTGATGAAGAAATCTTTGGTCTTATTAAGTGGAAGTTACGTCAGTTCTGCCTTGAAAACAATACAGATACTATGTATATCAATTTCGACAATAAAACCGCTATTGAGATTAAGGCAACTGGCGATTTTCTTGAAGAAATCAAGAAAGAATTGGATGAGAAAAAATGACACAAGAAGAAATTAAAGAGCGTTTAAGAGCATTAGTGAACAAGAAGAAGGTTATTGACCTGGAAATAGAAAAGCTGCAAGATGAATGTCTTGCCAACTACCCAATACAACCAGGCGATAAGTGTGTAGACAAAGAAGGCAAGTTTTATTGGGTTGAAAGATTGCTTTTTTGGGACACGTCAGCCACATCCCCGACGATTTTCGCGTATCGCCAAAAGAAAGATGGCACACTCGCCAAGCGTAGTGAACAGGTCATTACCGATAGTATTACTAAAATAAACAAATAATGAGTAAGAAATTATTACAAATAACACAGAGTCTGGCAATGGCTAGTTTAGCTGCATACAAAGACATATTCGATGAATACAAAGACATGTTCGATGAGGATTTACCTATGCGGCTGTCAGATTTAAAACCTCGCCCTATCCTCAAACCTCAACCCAAGCAAGAACACTGTTTCATTATCAAGGGCAGACAAATAATGGCTACGTCTCGCAAGGACGCAATCAAGAAGTATAATCATAAATACAAATAGTAATAATACGAAAAGAATTATTTGATAAACACGAAGATGGAATTGGAGGAAGAACAATGAACGAAGATATATTAAAGGAAGCTGTAGGTAAAGGTTCATATCTTAGCTATCATTGGAGGCAATATACCTTTGAGCAGTTTGAAAAAGAAATGCGCGAACTGTGCGGTTTGTGCCTGAAAGCCGAAAAAGAAATCGAAAAAAGCCGTATCACAGATTTCGAGAGAGGTTCATGGTTGTTGATACAGTCTCGAATAATACAGAAGCTTGAAAGTGTGGCTACCGTCGAAATGATAAAAACCGCTAACTTTAGTAAACAAAAAATGATTGAACTTGAAAAGGATAGTGGTGGACAGTATTTGAAAGAAGTAGAAACCTTTATTAAAATATTCATGGAGGACTAACAATGAACATAAAAACCATAATTAAAAATGTTGTGTCGGCAATACTTATGACACCAGTACTGATTATAGCATTAATACTGTATGTTCCGTATGCCTTGTGTAGGGGGTTGACTGATGATTTTATTATTAACGATTATCTTCAATTTTGGGATAGAAATCTCGAGTTCCTGCTCTATCCAATTACATACATTGGAAAATGGAAGTCTCGTTGCAATACGCTGAACGGCAAGCTACAGTATTACAAAGATAGATGTAAAGAACTTGAAGACGAATTAAACAAGGAGGACAAATAATGAACAGAGAACAAGCAAAAGAGCTGCTGCCTATTATACAGGCGTTCGCAGAAGGCAAGACAGTACAAACAATAAATGAAAATGGAGAATGGATAACTTGTTCATGTATAAACTTTGAATTTAATTCTTCTCCAAAGTCATACCGCATCAAGTCAGAACCCAAGTATCGCCCATTTGCTAACGCAGAAGAGTGCTGGCAGGAAATGCAGAAGCATCAGCCGTTCGGATGGCTCAAGGACAAAGAAGATGGTCATTACACATTAATTACGGCAATTAACAAGACTGAGGTTGACCAAATAGCTTTAAATGGTAATACGGGTTGGCTTTTTTGTAGCATTTCAAAATTCTACACATTCGCTGACGGCACGCCCTTTGGCATTAAGGAGGAATAAGTATGATATACAAAGCAAAACAGTTATGAGAACAATTAAATATCAATATGAGGTAGCACTGAAGCAACATGTTAAAGGCAGCGTGGATGATGATTATGAAAGCGTTGACTTCATAACAGCATCAAGTTATAAGCAAGCTGTAAAAACAGCAAAGGACTGGTCAAAGCAGCTCGGGTCTGACTGTAACAGATTCAAAGATACAGAGACTCTTGACGCAGGACTGGCACAAGTAGTTATAGTGTGTCATTACAAAGACAACACCAGTGACTATAACGAAGTCTGGCAAGAAGAATATATTAACGGAAAGAAAACTGAAAGGTTTTCATTATAAGTACCATAGAACTATGAGAACAATTAAATTTCGTGGCAAAGATGTCTTCACAGACGATTGGCGATATGGAGACTTAGTACACAATCAAAGGGTCACAACAACTGGCTTAACGCCTCGCACTATGGTTGGTGGGTATGAGATTAATCCAGAGACCATTTGTATGTACACCGGCTTTAAGGATGAGGACGGCAATGAAATATACGAAAACGATATAATCCAGTGCTTTTCCACTAACTACACGGTTGTTTGGCGGCAAGAGCTTGGAGGTTTCTGCCTACAAGAAAACCCCTCGCTTAAATATAGTACAATGCGTCTTGGAGTGGCAGCTTCCAATTTTACGTGGAAAATTATCGGAAACATGTTCGACAATAAAGCAAAAGAAAGGAAAGAATAAAATGAGAACTATTAAATTTAGGGCTAAACGCCTTGATAATAAAGAATGGACTTGTGGCTACTTCTACGAGGAGAATGATAATACATACATTATCGAGAATCGTCAAAAGGAAAGTATATTGAATAGAAACATTACATACAAGGTTGACCCCAAGACCGTCTGCCAGTTCACTGGCTTCCTTGACAAGAACGGTAGGGAGATTTATGAGGGCGATATTCTTCGCTCGGACGAATACCCCTTCAGCTGCATGGAGGATGATGCGCGTGACAATTACTTCGGCATTATAGAGTGGAGTGATGAAGAGGCGATGTTTCTGCTCACCTGTGTCAAAAACCCGAAATCCGCTGTGCGTGGCATTTCTGACGGCTTCTCTGACGAAATCACGCAACAGAAACTTGAGGACTGTGAGGTGGTCGGCTGCATCTACGAAGATGAATGGAAGCAGTATCGCAAGTATTTCCAAACTAAAGAAGAAAAGGAGGTATAATATGGAAAGAACTATAATATACAGAACGCAGCGCACTGTTACTTACGTACGCACCAAGAAAGGGAGGAGGTCGCATGTTGCAGTGTATGGCGAGATAGCGAGAGTAAAGGGCAAAAGGGTTTGGATTTTTAAGTTGCCCGACAGATACATACGCAGGACTAGGCTGATAGAATACGTAGAGACCATGGGAGCAACTTTCGGTCCTTTTAAGTGTGATTTGGAAAGACTTTCATTTGAGAGCGTCAAGCGGATAATGGAAGTGGAGAACATAATGAAGGAGGAACTTAAAGCAAAGTGTCATGAATATAAGAAGAAGTCTGGTAAGTCAGAATAGAAACCTGCTTGCTGTGCATCCTGACGTGATTAGTTCCACTGAGGAACTAGCTTATCTCCATAGAATAGAGCAGCTTGAAAAAGAAAACAAACGTTTATACAACATTATTAAAGAACAACAATCAATAATAATCAAATATGGAAACTTTGAAACCGGAAGAAATTCCAGAAGAGCTAATGAAGCTTATGCGTCAACAGTTTGAAGATCAACCGAAAATCCGTCAGTTAAGGATAGCGGCCGATCAAAAACTAAGGAAGGGGCAGTATGTGCAAGCAATGCAACTCAATGAAAAGATTGAAGAGCTTTTCAGTGTTGTTGTCCTTGAATATTTAAAAAAGGCAGAACGAGAGAATGAAACATATTCGCTGGAAGCATCGAAAATGCCAAGGCAAGATGTGGCAACTTGTGTGCAATTAATTGTCACGTTATACATGGCAATAGACATCATAGATACGTGCATAAAGAATGTGAACGAAACTCTTCATAAAACGAACAAGGATGTCAGTCTTTCTATGTTCGAGGATATCAACCAACTTACAAAAATGATAAAGGCAAAAATGGAATTCTTCAACAGAGATACAACATTTTTGAAATATAACTATTGGGGTGATATAACAGACAATATGTACGAAATGATGAAGAATAAAGCGAAAGCAATAATAACTAAAACAGAAAGAAAGGAAAAAAAGGATGAGTAGAGGTAAGCATTTCACACAAGACGAGATTGATTTCTTGAAGGTTAATGCTCTAATAATGACTACAAGAGAATTAGCAGAAAAGCTTGGACGGAATTATTGGGCTGTTCATCGAAAACTTCAAGAATTGGGCGTAAGGAAAAATCATATATTTACAGCCGACGAAGATTACATTATAAAACGGATGTATGGCAAATACACTGCTAAAGTAATTGCTACAAAGATTGGTGTAGATGAAAATGCAGTATATAACAGATGTAAAAAACTTAAATTGAAATGAATATGATAAGCAGTTTTACGATAGACCACACTAGGTTGAGGCCTGGTATTTATGTGTCAAGGGTAGATAGCATAGGGAAAGAGCGGGCTACAACGTATGATTTGAGAGTATGCTGCCCTAACAAAGAGCATATGACATCAAAAGTTGCACATACAATAGAGCACCTGATGGCTGATTATTTACGCAACGAATGGGTATATAAACAAGAAGTTATTTACTTTGGACCAATGGGATGCCTAACTGGCTTCTATCTAATACTTAAAGGTAAGCCAGACATTGTAAGGGTAGCTTGCGCTTTAGTCGACGCTTTGAGATTCTGCTCTAATAGCTCGTCTATACCGGGAGCAACAGAAAAGGAATGCGGAAACTATAAAATGAACGATCTACCAGGAGCCATCAATGTTTTGAAACTTTTCAAGGAAGATATAGAGAAAAAAATATCAGAAGCGTCAAAGGTGTTCTCATATCCACTTTAGATTTATACTTAAATATAAAGATTTGATTACCAGAGACTTATTTTAGAGATAATCTTTGCTAGTCAAATCTTTATTATTATATTTGCACCACAATAACTGCTGTGAAATTATACTGGGATATTTAATGATTAATCACTAAATATCAATAACAATGAACAAAAAGACAAAGCAGGTATTAAGTATTTTGAAACCTAAATGTAAGGCGTTAGGGTTCAATTCAAATGAACTTGAGGGTATCGCAGCAGATATTGCCGATAACCTTGATGTTGACGAAGAAGCCTCAGACGAGGAAATAAACGAAAAGATCTCAGCGGAGGTTGATACGGTTATTCCTTATCTTAAAATTGCCCAAAAGGCATCCAATCGTGTTATTCAGAATTCTAAGAATAACAATAATCCAGACGACATAAACGAAAATAATGCCGGCAAAGGAAATAACGACCCATCAGAAAAAGAAGAAGAGAAAGTACCAGCTTGGGCACAGGCTATAATAACCCAACAAAAGGCGATACAAACAGAGCTAACGGGATTGAAGTCTGAGCGCGAAACAGATAGTAGACGTTCAAGACTGAAAGCATTGCTCAAAGACACTGGAACATTCGGTAAAAGTACTCTTAAAAGCTTCGATAAAATGAAGTTTGAGAATGAAACCGACTTCGAAGAATTTTATGATGGTGTAATAGAGGATTTAGCGACGCTCAATCAAGAAAGAGCTAATGCTGGGCTTGCGAAACTTGGTGCCACTGCAGCCACAAGTGCGAACAAGAAAGAAAAAGAAGACAAGCCAGAAGTAATGAGCGACAAGGAGATTGACGAGTTGGCTGATACAATGTAAAACTTCATTAAATTTAAAAATTATGTACGGAGTAGAAGCAGCAGAGATTTTCGACTCAGGGAAAGAGTCTGTTATTATCCGTAAATACCTTAACGGTATTACAGGAGGTGTGGTGCTAGACATGACAGGATTTGATGCACCATTTATCAAGTGTGGACATGTAATAATTCGTAGTACAAAGGATGGCGAGTACAAGCCAATGCCTGTTACAGGCAATGCGTATTCAACGCTACCAGAGAATCATGAATATGTCGGCATTTGCATTACAACAGCACCGAAAGATACGCCTCATGTCGGTGTTCTTACAGCTGGTGAGGTAAACGACAAGGCAGTTCCTTATCCAGTAGAAGCAATTAAAGCAGCATTTAAAACAGCAGTACCCACAATTCAGTGGGGACATGACAAAATAGGTTAAGTATGAACAGTTCATTATTTTTAAAGTATGTATTGAGCTTCTTTCCAATACTGAAGACGCTCATAGAGAAGATTAATGGCAAGCGAAAAAACGAGCTAACTTATCTTCACAAAGACACATCAATTCTTCGTCGTGTTTACTCTACAGACAACAAATGGGAGGCAGATACAGTCGACACAAGCTATGTAGCCGCTGACTATGTAGCCATTGACTCTCCAGTTCCGTTAAAGGCTCGTGACCGAATCGCGGTAGCCAACGGCAAACTTCCTAAGATGGGTATGAAGAAACATTTGAAGGAGTCTGAAATCCTCGCACTCCGTATGATGGAAGTTCAGGGAGGTCAGACAGCAGAAATCCGACGCAAGTTGGCACAAGACCCAGTGTCTTGTTCTGTCGGTATAGACGAACGTAATGAGTATGCGTTACTTTACGGTCTTTCTAATGGATATGTAGCAGTACGTGATGATGACAATCCAAAGGAACTACTTCGCATAAGTTACCAGTATCTCGAAGACAACAAGCTTGGCATCAACAGCACGAAAGAAGGGCTTACAGTTGATGATTTAAAGAATGCTATTGACAGAGCCGCAAGTGACGGTAATACTATCATACAGTTCTGGATTGCCAAGACTGCATTTGACGCTCTAAAGAAGACCCAGGGAGCAAAGGAACTTGTAGCTACATACAATGGTCAGTCTTACGACTCAAATACTAAGTTGCCTACACCTACTACTTCAAAATTCCAGGAGGCATTCGAAGATGAAACAGGTGTGACGTTCCGCATTATAAACCGTACTGTTCGTCTTGAAGAGGATGGTGTTCGTCGCAGTGTGAAGCCATGGAACAAGAACATGGTTATTGGAGTCTGCAACACAATGATAGGAGCTCTAGTTTACGGACAGGTAGCAGAAGCCACCAACCGAGTTAATGGTGTAACATACCAGCAGATTGACTATAAGCTGATTTCACAGTACTCAACGACAGATCCACTTATGGAGACTACAGCGATACAGGCTTATTGTCTTCCAGTAGTGGAAGATGTTGACACCATTTATCAGATAAATCTTACAGTCGAAGACCCTACTATTGAAGTGAATGATGAAAAAGAAGCATTAGACACATCTGACGAAAAGGTTACTATTGCAGACAAGACATATAAAAAGGCTGATGCAATTACCGGTCTAAATGCACTTGGAGCAAGTCTTGCAAATAATGCTTCAGACGCAGAAATAATTGCTGCGTATAATGAGCTTCCACCAGTAAAGAAAGATCAGTTTAAAACAAATGTGACATCAGAATTATAAAATATGAAGACAATTGGACAGGCATTGATTGATGAAATACACATACCTATTCCATTCGGATATATTGAGAATGTGTGCATCAAGCGTGGTTTGGAATTTGAGGATAATTTCGACTTTGAATCGTCTAAAAGCGATAAATACAAAGGGGCGCTTGCCGACTGTCTCATGTCGCTTGTTCAAGCTGTCAATTTCTCCGAGTCTGATAAGTCAATCGGTTCTCTCTCCGAAGACCAACGTAAGGCCATAATGTTAAGGGCGAATCATCTATACAAGGAAATCGGAGAAGACGAGGTTTCTATAAGTCCAGTTCCCACTGTTTACATAAATTGCTAATGAGTTTACTTAATTTCCATGCTTCAAAACTTTATCGTCAAATAAGGAGCGAAAGTTATACGGATAAGAATGGTGATTATCACCCAGGAAAGGTCCAATGGGAATATTGTTGTTCTTGTGATGTGGTACCAGCAGGTGAAGCAAACAAGATAATTATCCCAGACGGTTCTATAGACTATTACTCGTATAGCGTATATAACATACCTGTAGGCACAAAGAAATTTGAATATGGGGATTTTGTTAAGCTTACCATCTTAGGTGGTGAAGAAGTAATCCTAAAAGTGAAGGGATTTCATCGTTATCAGTTACAATGTAAATTATGGGTGTAAGATTGACCACTTCGGAATCTTCAATAAATAATTTTTTGGATAGGGCTGCTAAGTATCTGCTGTCGTCAGTACTGAAGGCCCTATCCAAACTCGGAGAAGAATGCGTGGTAAAAATAAGAGTGCGTTCTGCAAAAGAAAGCTGGATAGACCATACTGGCAATTTGCGTAGTTCTATTGGTTACTCTGTTTATGACCATGGAAAGAAGTTCTTGTCTTCTGCATTCGCGCAAGTACTTACCGGTACAGAAGGAACATCCAAAGGCAAGAAGATGATTGACGACTTGGCTAAAGAGTATTCTCGTGTGTATGCTTTAGTTGTAATAGCAGCAATGGAGTATGCGGCAGAAGTCGAAGCCATAGAAAGCAAAGACGTGTTGTCATCGACAAAAACATGGGCAACAGCACAGGTTGAAGTGCGCATAAAAACAGCGATGGATTTTGCCATCAATGAAATAAACAAATGGAAGATATGAGGTCAGACGGAACTATAAGGACAGATATATATCACTATATCAAAGGCAGTGTGTTAGACAATGCTACAAATGGCATGGTGACAAAGAAAATACGCCCTGCGAAGTCGCATAAGGAAGACGTTGTTATCTCAATACTTTCAAATGAGGGAGTACAAAACCAAACTGCAATTATCAATGTGAACATCTATGTTCAAGATGACGATGTGGAAGGCCAGTTTGAAGAGAAGACGGCTCGTGTAGATGAATTATGCGAAATAGCTTGGAAACTACTTGAACATTTCAGAACAGACGAGTATGTAGCGCATGCAATAAATCAGCGTGTTTATCCAACAGATAGCGGAGAGCACATTATAAATAATCAAATAGAATACAAAACTTTAAACGATTAAATTATGTCAGTAACATCTTGGGGCAAATGCTCTATATTCATTCAGCCTGTCGGCTCAGCCAAAAATGAGTGGGACAAGCTTGATACACCGAAGGAGGATTCAACACAGGTTACTCCTACTAAAGGTGACACAATGACGCAGACTGAGGAAGGTGGCGGCACAGTCGACAGAAAGACGAAGAAGTCAACCTATGAAGCTGCATATCAGTTATTCATTAAAAAGGGAGTCTCCCAGCCATTCAAGACCATAGACGGCGTTGTAGAGGGAAACTATCGTCTCGCTATTCAACCTGAAGACCCAGAGTTGCCTGGTGTATACATGGGCAATACAACTGTGGGTGCAGAGGAAGCCTTTACTACGGCAGATGGTGCATTGATCACATACACGCATTCGGCTCTCATTCCTGACGGTGATGTAGTAGCTAAAACTATAAACAAGAAAAACGAGGATGTGTATTGTGCTTACCGTTGGCGCGTAATAAAAGCGACAAAGGGTACAGGTGGTAAATACGCATTGAAGTTTAGCACTCCACAAGCAGGCGAAACCCCACCTACCGAGATTGAGGAAACTTACACAAGTGTATAATGTGTCTCTCCCTTCGCCGATTGAGGGTAGTCAGTCGGCATAAGCCCAAGTAGCTCAGATGGTAGAGCGAGGTCATCAGAATAGCCATTATAATCCACAGACCTTAAAACAGTGGTTGTGAGTCGCAGGTTCGAGTCCTGCCTTGGGCGCATGAATGAATTAGGAAACACTATAGCAAAAGTATTGACAGACATGCCGGTCTACTTCACGATTGGCAAGAAACACTATTGTATATATCCTCCAACGTTAGGTAAGATGTACATTGTTTCGCAGTTGACGGAATCACTCGGTATAAACAAGGATAATCTTACTGTCAATCCATTCTTAGAGATAATGCGAGTAGTTAAGGCAAAGAGAAAAGAATGCTGCAAACTACTCGCATATAATATCACAAACAAACGAGAAGAAATGCTCGACATAAAATGGATAGAGACAACAAGTGAGTCCATCAATAGAATAACAGACGATGAAGACCTGACAACACTACTAATAGTCATATTGAAAGACAGCACCCTTGAAGACATCATCAAAGGCACAGGAATAGACCAGGAATCGGAAAGAATGTCTAAGGTCAACTCTGTAAAGGACTCAAAGAATCAATACGTCTTTGGAGGTAAAACAATATGGGGGTCAATGATAGATGCTGCTTGTGAGCGATACGGATGGACTTATGATTACGTTGTATGGGGAATATCATACACAAATCTGACTCTTATGCTAAAAGACAAGATAACGTCCATATATCTGTCAGACGAAGAAGCCAAGAAGTGTAGAATACCTCAGAAAAATGGCGACTATGTAGATGGAAACAATAGAGAAGCAGTAATGCAGGCTGTGATGGAAAGTGAACTCAACCCCGAATAACCGACCTCTCACGCGCACGCACACGGAATTAGTTCTTATTTAGAACACTGGTCACAAAAATCACGGGGGTAAGACCCTGAAATCAAAGAAATTTAGAACACTATGCCAAGTTTAAAATTCGATGCTGTCATAGAAACAGCAAAGGTTACATCAGGGTTCAAGGATATCCAGAACGCCGTTCATAATACAGCAGAGACAGTAAAGTCCGAAGGCGAGAGCATTGAAGATGTAATAAACAAGATAAAGAACGCTGCAAATATTGCTATTGGCGGTTGGAGTATTGGAAAGTTTGTAAATCAGATGATGCAGGTCAGAGGTCAATTCCAACAGACGGAAATGGCTTTTAAAACCATGCTTCAAAGTGAAGAGAAAGCCAATGACCTAATGCAGCAGATAATACACACTGCTGCAATAACACCGTTTGGTGTTGAAGATGTTACTGAAGGAGCGAAGCAGTTGCTCGCTTTTAATGTCGCAGCAGAAGATGTAAACGACACTCTCATAAGGCTTGGTGATGTAGCAGCCGGCATGAATTTGAACTTATCAGAATTGGTAATGCTTTACGGTACTACCATAGCAAAAGGAAAGATGGACACAATGGACTTGTACCAATTCCTTAACCGTGGTATCCCTATAGCAGATGAGCTTGCAAAAGTTATGGGTTTAGATGTTAGCAATGCAATAGCAGAGGTTAAAGAGCAGCTTACAGCAGGCAAAGTAACAAGTGACATCTTCATTAAGGCTATTCAGAATATGACATCGGAAGGAAGTAAATTCGGTGGTCTTATGGAGGCTCAAAGTGAAACGATAACAGGTCAGATAAGAAATATTGAGGATGCAATTGAACAGAAGTTCAATGAGCTTGGAAAGTCTCAAGAGGGCATAATCAATAAAGGTCTTGATGTTGCGTCCTCTCTTGTAGAGAACTGGCAGAAGGTTGGTGAGGCAGTAATGGTGGCAGCAACAGCATACGGAACATACAAAGCTGTTCTCATGACTGTCAGCGCTCTTCAAGTGATAAACAACCGTATACTTCAGCAGGCTGTTGTTGAAAAAACACTCGCAGCAGCCGCCGGCATAAATTTATCAAACGCAGAGGCAGTTGCGGCAGCACGAACAAAATTCCTGACATTAGCACAACAGGGACTTACAACAGCATTAAAGGAAACTGCAGCCGCAACGCTGTTGAACCCATATGTACTATTGGCAGCTGCAATAACGAGCGTTGTGTATGCCATCTACAAATTCTCTACAGCAGCCTCAGCTGCAGAAATAGCACAAGAGGCGTGGAATAAGAGTATAGACGAATTTAACAAGAAGGCAGAAGAGCGTAAGCAAAAGATAAAAGAGCTTGTCTCCACTATACAGGATGCAAGTTCCACTGACTTACAGAAGCAGTTATCTTTTGATGAGTTGAAAAACATAGCCCCGGAACTAACCAAAGTATACGATAGTGTAGAGAAGTTACAGAGTGCAGACCTATCTCAGTTCAATACCCAACTGAATGAAATGTCAGACAGAGAACGTGAAGAAGGTCTAAAAGCACAAATAAAGCAGCTGCAAGAATATGCAAAAGCCCTACAAGACGTTTCGGCGTCAGCAGAAGCAGGAAATGCAAGACGTGTAGCCGTCCAGGGTCTAAAAGACAACTATGGTATAGAAGCCTCTTGGTCACTTGATAAGGCAGATAAGCTTAACGATTCCATCTTAGAGTACATAACAAAACTTGAAGGTGAACTCGGAAAGATACAGAAAGCCAAGGATGAATTGTCAACACCAACAGAAATAGAAATAAAGCTTGCCGAAAAGGAATATAAACAAAGCAAGGAAAGTCTGGATTATCTATCCAACTTTGCTTTAGCAATGAAAAACGACATAGAAAGAAATCCTATAAAAGTCCCATTCGACGGAGGAGAAGCAGACCGGGTCATATCTGAATTGGAAAGCAAGGCCGATGAACTAAGGAAAGAACAACGAGATAATCCTATACAGTTCACAGCTGACAAACAAAAAGCTCTCGATAAATACCAAGAACTGCTTGGAGACATAAAACGTTGGAGAAATACAGCATGGAAGCAAGGGACATTTACTATACCTGTAGAGATCCAATTCAAGATGAAGAAGTTGGAAGCAGAGACCAATAAAGCTAAAGGACGTTTCAACTATCTTACCGGTAAATATGAGCAAGCTAACAAAGATGAGTCTTATGCCACAGCTAAGAAACAAGCCAAGATAGATTATGAAGCAGCTGTAAAGGCAGAAAAGGAGGCAAGGAAAGGTTCTAATAAGGGATGGGAGGAGAAAAAGGAAGACCTCGATAAAAAAAAGAAGGTATACGAAAAGTATTGGGGTAATATCTCTGCTGCAAGTAACAAGGCAAACAAAGCTGTTTCAGACGCTAAGAAGAAAGTCGAAAATCAACGTAAGGCTCAGGAAGAGATTAACGAGAAATTGAAAGAACTCATTCAAAAGAATACATACGACACCATATCCCTCATGCGAGAGGGTACAGAAAAGAAGCTCAAGGAGATAGACAACGATTACAAGAAACGATTGGCAGAGATTGACAAGCAGGAAACAGAGTTCAAGAAAAAGAACAAAGAGGCTGGAAAATCATCTACCCTTACTAGGGAACAATCAAAGGCTCTCGGTGATGCGAGGTCTATAGCCAACCTTAACAAGGTACAGCAACTAGAAGAAATTAACAAAGAGCTGTTAGCAGAAGAGCGAAACAATCTCTATGACTATCTAAAGGAATATGGTAGTATTCAACAGCAAAAGCTCGCCATCACACAAGAATATGCAGACAAGATAGCCAAGGCAGAGAACGCCTACCAAAAGGCATCACTCGCCAACCAACGTGACAACGAACTGAAGAAACTCGATGCAAGTGATGTATTTGAACAGATAGATTGGGAGAATGTCTTTGCCGACCTCTCATCGCATACTAAGGAATATCTCACTACATTGCGCACTCAGTTACAGTCACTGTTAAAGAGTGGTAAGCTTACAGATGTCTCCGATATATCCAAGGTGCAAGAGAAAATCAATGACCTCAACGCTGAGATAAGCAAGCAGGGAGGTATCTTTGACTTCGTAGGTACAAAACAGCAGGAACAGATACGACGCATCAATGAAGCTAAAGAAGCACAAGAAGCACTCAACGCTGCAAAATCCAAGGAAGCAGATATTGAAAAGCAGTATGAAGAGGCATTGAAAGCAGCTAACTACAAAGCTACAGACCTTGGGGTACGTGCTATCGGTGATGATACGGCAGACATACAATCCAACCTTGACAAGTTCGGTATAGACAAGTCGACCAAGGAATACAAGGAAATGTCTACACTTCTTTCCCAACTCGCAGTACTCGAAGAGAAGTTGGCAGAAGCGAGAAAAAAGACAGCAAAAGCTACGGCAGAAGCTAAGAGCAAAGAGGACAGCGCGAAACGCTCGTCAGCTCAGAGCGTAGCTGACTGGTTCACTAATAAAGAGCAGTTCATTACAGAGAAAGGTATCGACCAAATACCAGACCTATTGAACAGTCTTGGGTTAGGCTCTATTGGAGATTCAGTTTCGAAGGGTCTTGCTGGCTTCAACTCAGCAGCAGGAGCAGCAGCAGATTTCGCAAATGGCAACTATATCGGTGCTGCCGTGAAAGCCTTGGACTCTGTGAAGAATTTCGGACAAGCTCTTCTTGGTGGCAGTAATGTCGCAAGTATGGAGGAGAAGATAGCAGAATTGGGAGCTGTCAATGATAGACTTGCAGAAGCCGTGTCTGACCTCTCGCAAAGTATCAACAAGTCTGACTCCACCAGCCAACAGTCTTTAGAGGCTTACAAAGCAGCCGTGAACGCAGAAAAGGAATGGGAACAAAACCAACGTGAGCGGATAAAAGCAAGAGCCCAGGAATATTCAAACTCTGGTCACGGATTCTTGGGACTGGGAGGCAAGAAGTCATTTAACCATTATGTCAACTCTGGGTTCTCTGGGAAGAGTTTCTTGGATATAATAAAAGATGAATTAGGCTTCTCCAAAAGCTCTGGGTGGGACGAATTCAACAAAGTACTTGCTACGTACGGCAATACCGATCAGCGTGTTTACTCTGCGCAAGATTTATGGAACTTGTCACCAGAGTTGATGAAACTTCTTCGAGACTATGCTCCAGCAGCTTGGAATAAGTTGCTTTCATCTGGTGGAGAGGCAAACCCAGGCGACCTCATTAATGAGTATATTCAGAATGCAGGAAAGCTTGAAGAACTTACAGATTCCCTCAACGAGAAGCTGACAGGCTATTCGTGGGAAGGCTTTTTAAGTTCGTACAAAGATATACTCAAAGACCTTGAGAGCGACACAGAGGACTTTGCCGACAAGATACACGAGCTTATCAGCAATGCTATGTTGGAAAGTCTCATAAACGATGAGTTCAACAATAGAATAAAGGCTCTGTATAAATACATTGCAGACCATTCTTCTGATGGACTTGACAAAGATGAAATCAATTACATAAATAAAGAGAATGAGAAGATTGCCCAAGATATGCTCAACCGCAGGCAAGACCTTATTGACGCAGGGCTTATACAGGCTAACAGTTCCAATAAGCAGGAAGCTTCAAGCGGAGGATGGCAATCAATGGGTCAAGATACTGCAGACGAATTGAACGGTCGTTTCACAGCTCTGCAGATTGCAGGAGAAAACATATCTTCCAATATGATAGCCACTGTTGCACATATGGAAACCATTGTAACAACCGGAATATCAACAAATGGGGCGGTTCTTGAAATCCGCAACATGATGATAATGACTAACAGCTATCTAGAAGACATCGTAAAGTATGCAAAACTCACCTATAATGACTTCGGAAGTAAGTTGGATGATATGAACAGAAGATTAAAGGATATTTGACCTCTATAGGCTTTTCGCTAGTCAACCCTTACAACTATACCCAACAATAGCAAAAGTGGTTTACAGCGAAGCCTATGAGGTTATTAAACGATTTAATGATTATGACTAAGGGACAACTTTATATCAATGGCAAGGATGCATACATCACGTGGGGCATCTTCCTAGAAGAAACCGCCCTCAGTACGCTCATGACCCCTGCACCAAACAAGGAGTTCATAAGCAATAAGTATCGCTCTAAGGATGGAAAGTCAGTTATCAAACACAATCCTAGATTAGATGAGAGGGAGATAACACTGGCATTCAACATGACCGCAAAGGACTCAGATACGTTCATGACGAACTACGCTAAGTTCTGCGAGGAAGTTCTTGCAAAGGGAGAACTGGTTATACGCACAAGATTCCAACCTAATGTATGGTATCGCTGCATATATCTCTCCTGCACCCAATTCAGTCAGTTCATTCGGGAAATGGCAAAGTTCAGCTTAAAGCTCAACGAGCCAGACCCAAGTGACCGAGGAGAAACAAGTAAATACACACACTCATGATTCAGATTAAGAGAAATAACAAGGTATTCTTCACGATAGAGGATTTTGGTGAAGGTTCTAAGCTGTCATATCAGCTTATGGACCACCATTACATCATTTTGAAGTTCACCACGGTAACGCCAGTCTATTTCGAGATTGGGGACTCCGTGGAGATACCCGACTTTGGCTACTTTGAACTGACATCAGCATACTTCCCTAAGCACAATGATAGTGATGGCTACGACTACGAAATGCAGATGGATGCCTACTATATGGCTTGGAAGAACAAGCTTTGCAAGTATCGTCCTCAGTATGGAGCAAATGAGACCTCCTTCAAGCTCACCACATCTGTAGGCGTACACATGAACGTTATCCTCGGAAATCTTAAAGCTCTTGGACTTACGTACAATGGAAAGGATTTCTCTGTTGACTATACAACGTATAACAAGAATGCTTTTGATGTTCAGAAGCGATTCTTGATTGAGTATGGCTCTATCAGTATTATAGATGCTCTCAACTCCATCTGTTCCGAAGACGCACTTAATTGCGAATGGTGGATAGATGGCTCTATTATATACCTTGGATATTGTGAAGTGGAAGGACAGACAACATTCGAGCAGAACGTTAATGTTCTGTCAATGTCCTATTCGGAATCCAAGTCAACTTATATCACAAGACTGTACGCATTCGGCTCAGATAGAAATATTCCGAAAGGGTATTTCACTGGTGCCGATGCGGACGTCACTACCGATGGTGTCGCTACTGACTATCTTATGCTACCTAATAAGGAAGTAGATAGTGATGGTTTCTACGCCAAGGATGGCTATTTGGAGAACGTGAATGTCGTTAAGAACGACAAACAGGCTGTCGAAGGTGTCGTGATGTTTGAAGATGAATATCCAAAGGTAGAATGTGCTGTTAGCAATATCAAAACCTATGATAGCACTGTTGAAAAAGAAGATGGCACGAAGACCACACAGACATTTTGGCAGGTGACATCTACAGATTCATTTGCTACAAGCTTTGAGACAAGTTGGATAAAGAAGAATCTAACTCTTGGCATCAAGTTTACTAGCGGTGCTTTAATGGGTATGGAGTTCGAGGTTAGCTTCAAGGTTATCGACAATGTTAACTACTTCGAGATTATTGCGAATGACACATATGGAAGAACGCTACCAGATGGTGTTATGTGTCCAAAGGTAGGGGATAAGTTCTTCCTTTACAACTGGGACGCAACCAAGATTACAGATACGGACCTCATCCCTACCGCTCAGTTGTCTCTGTTCGACAGAGCGAAGCAGTACTATCAGAAGACCATGATCAGCAACTCTAACTTCACATGCACGATGGATGGAGGCAAGTTCTACAATAATGGGATATTCGATTTCCATCCTCTCGGTGAGCAGGTAAAGCTGATTAATGATATGTTTTCGCAGGTAGATGCGGATGGTAAGCACTATCGAAACTCTCGCATCATCGGTATGGATATTCCTTTGGACATTCCTTATGACCACCCTCAGTATACTGTAGGAGAAAAGGCAGCAACAAGCCGATTAGGTAAACTGGAAGACAAAGTTGATTCCATAACTGTAAACGGTATGCAGATAGGAGGCGTTGGTAGTGGAGGCGGTGTGTATGTCATAGGAACAAATGATTCAACACCTGTGACTGATAGCAATGTTTATTCCGCACGCAAGGCTAACAAAATCTTCTTACGTAAGGATGTAGACGATGTGGCGCAGGGAATAATCCGCTTTATGCAAGGCTTGAAGCTGGGCGACGGTGAGAAGGGCATCGACGCTAATGGCAATGCGGTACTGGGGGACGTGCAGATGTTGGATGCTGTGCTGCGACGTATCTTGTCGCTTGGCTACGACGGGGCGACGCAGCAGGGTTTTGGCATCGTAGACCGTGGCGACGGCAAGTTCAGGCTTGACATCCACGACCTTCAGGTGTGGGGCAAGGCTGTGTTCCAAGAGCTGGAGGTGCGCAAGCTGTCGTATGCTGGGGGCAATGTGTACCTGAGCGGTTCGGGGGGCAGGATATTCAAGGCAGAGGAGCTGTATGACGAGGCTGGCAAGTTGAGGGGCTGGCGCTGCTGGCTGCTGGCTGACGACGGCACTACGGCGACGCAGAACATGTGGCGTGTGGGCGACCAGGCAAGGTGTCAGACGTTCGGGTTGGCTGACAAGCAGAAGCCGACTCGCTCGTGGTGGCGACTGGTGACTGCCGTGAGTGAGGAGAATGTGGCACTGACTGACGAGTCGGGCAATGTGCTATATGACGGAAAGAAGTTCGCATGGATTGAGATTGCGAAGGACAACTGCGAGCTGGGCAGCGACGTGCCCGAGGCTGGCGACACAATAGTACTTGACGGCAACCAGAATCCTAACGAGACAAACCGTCAGGGTGTCATGATACTGGAGACTACTGGTCCGAACACTCCTCGCATCGTGGCGTATAAGGGTGTTGTGGGCTACACGCATGAGGGCTGCGAGGTGTTCAAGCTGTCGCCCGAGGGCTCAAGGATTGTATCGACATCGTTCGAATGGGTGTCGCCTACGGGTGACATTATCCATATTGTCAATTACAGAGGCGAGTGGAAGAGTGGCGTGAGCTACGGCTACTATGACCAGGTGAGCCACGGCAACGGTGTGTGGCTGTGTACTAACAGCAACGGCAGTACTACTGAGCCTAAGGAGGGCAATGCCGACTGGCAGCTGGTGATGAAGGCGGAGAAGGGCGACAAGGGTGACGACGGTGTTGCTTATCAGGTGATGATAACGAGCGACACTGGCACGGTGATGATAAACGGCTCGGGAAAAATGACGCTCAACGCTACGCTGCTGCGCAATGGCGAAGACATAAGCGACACTATCAGCAACGGCTCGTGGTCATGGTGGCGACAGTCGGCTGACGCTGAAGACGATGCTGTATGGAACACGCTGCATGAGGGCGTGGGGCGTTCGTGTCTTATCACACGTGACGACGTGAGCAGGCAGGCGCAATTCGGCTGCCGTGTGTACATATCAGACTCAAAGACTATTAATAGTAAATAATATAACTTTAATTCAAAAATAAGATTATGCCAAAAGTATTAGCTAATGGTCAGATTACTATCGTTGACCTCAATGACGGCAAGGCCGTTCAGTGTTTTACACAGTGCTCTAAGGGCGAGACTCAGATTTACACACCAGATACGGGTGTGTACACTCCGAACTATTCGGCAAGTGAGCCTAACGTTATCACAGCTCGTGTCTACGTGACTGGCAATACTGATGACCAGGCTCCGTCAAAAGCTTGTACTGGTTGGTCGTGGAAGGTGGATGGCGTGGCTGCTACCCCAGTGAGCGGCAAGTCGTACCAGCTTAACCTCGCAAGCAACATCGCCAAGAACGGCAGCGTGAAGAACATCGAATGGTCGTGTACATACACTGACCCTGAGACTAAGGCTACGACTACGTGCATCGGCTACAAGACCATTTCGCTGGCGAAGAGTGGCGGTGCGCTACAGACGGTGCAGATTGAGACTCCCGACGGCAACACGTTCGACTCGACCAACAACACGAAGAAGCTGCGTGCCGTGGCGAAGTTCTTCCGTGGTAACGTGCAGGACACTTCTCTGAAATCAATGACGTGGGATGTGCTGAATATCAGTGCCGGAACCTGGAGCCCTGTGTCTTCGGGCAGCGCGAGCCTTTTGAATGGCGTGAGCACTCTGAACGTGAGTGCCAATGACGTGCTTAACTTCCAGACCTTTCGCTGTACGGTGGTGGATGGTACTGACACTGCATACGCTATCGTAACGTTCTTCGATGCGAGCGACCCATATATGATTGAGGTGTACTCGCTGACTGGCGACAAGATTGTCAACGGTGCCCAGTCTACCGAGCTTTTCGCCCGAGTTTGGAAGGACGGCAAGGTGGTAGAGGATGGTGCTTTGATTAAGGCTGAGAGCAGTACTCCAAGCTTCACGTACAAGTGGACGAAGTACAATGCCAACGGTGTTGCAACCAACTGGAACGGTACGTCAAGTGCGGAGAATGAAACTAAGAAGCCTTACGTCACGGTGGCTGCCGCTGACGTGAGCGGCAGAGGTACATTTACTTGTGAGGTGTCTAAATAAGGGCACCTCACCCTTATTTTTTCTGTAAACTAAAAGATGAAAGTGTATGGCAACATTATTGGCGAGGGGTCAGATTACGATAGCGGCGATAAAGGATGGTGCAGTCGGTCCGCAAGGCCCTCAGGGTCCGCAAGGCAAACCAGGTGCTGACGGCAAGAACTACTGGCAGCAGGATGTGTGGGTAGACTTGTCGGCTGCAACCTACGACCAGAATACATGGTACACGGTTGTGGGAGAGCAGTTGCCGCAAAATGGTTTTGCAGGCATTAAGGTGGTAGTGAATCTCGATAGCGACACCAAGCCTTCATGGTCTACTCATTCAGCAGGCTTTTCTGTAGATTTTCATATCGACACACAAGCTTCTGGTTGGGGAACCACTTTAGCTGAGACAATCATCTATTCAGATACTTACAATTTCTGCCCCGTCTCTCCTGTAAGCTACAAGCAGTTAACTTGGGGCAGCAAACCTATATTATATCTTCGAGGCGGTGGTAAGTATCGTGTAATCTCTACATATAACGCATCGTGGAAAATATATAAAGATGGCTACACTTGGCAGTCGGGGCAATACTCTCAATCAGCCAAACCTTCCAGCACTCGCCCTACCCCAGAAGGTCATACACTTAAAGGCGAGCAAGGCTACGGTATTGTGGCTGCTATACAGCGTGAAAAAATGTACACAGAAGAGACATGGGCTGTTTGGGCTGAAATAGGGCATACAGAATCATGGGGCGTAAGTGTAGAAGACCGCAATGGCTGCCGTATCGGTGACATCTTCACAGTATCGGGGGCAGCTACAGACACCGATAACTATCATATCGCATACTACCGCAGCACAACTGATAGTGGTGAATTGGTTGGTGTGTGTATCGCTCATTCCATTTCTCCCAAGGGAGACACTGGCAACGCAGGCTTCAGTTTCGCTAATGGCAAGTCACTATACAAGGATTTGCTGTTTGATGAGGGATATAATGGCTGTGAGGTTTACAACAATCTGAATAACGGTAATGTTAAGTTAAGCATCGTTTCTAAATCGTCAGACAATCCTTATAGTATCGCTAAGAAAGAGCTTAAGATAGAGACTACGGGGGTTGCTGCACCTGGTTGGGGCGGTGTAGAGCAGACAATAATGTCACGGGCGAGTGCTGTGTTTGTGCGCCGTGTCATTGCAAAAATACCTAAAGGTTGTTACTTGGAGTTCGTAGAGAATGCAATGGGTACAGGTATGGTGAAGAAATGGTTAACTCCCCATGTTGGCACAGGTACCTTTACCGAATACATATATATGTATCAGTGTGGTGCGAGTGGTAATTTCAGCACTGGAGGCCATATGTATCTGGAGAGTGATGCACCTGCCACCGCTGACAAACCAGTTGTGTGGTATATAGCATCATGCGAGACTTATGATATGACTGCTGGCAGCTCTGCACAGATAAAGTCTACTGAGGTAATGTATGCTACATCTACTTCGGGCACTTCTGCTCCAACGAGTGGTTGGCAGAAGAATATCCCTACTGTTGCATCGGGTTCGTTCTTGTGGTCAAGGTTTACGGTTACATATATGGATGGCAGTAATGCCGTGTCATATAACGTGAGCAAGATGGGTGACCGTGGCCCTCAAGGAGCGGCTGGCAAGGATGCTGTGTCGGCTTCGTTTTCTCCTGCTGCTCTGACGTTCTCAGCAACGACTGACAGCAACGGCAACTGTCTGGCTGACACGACGAGTGGCAACACTGCGACTATCACGATGCTTGAGGGTAGCAGTGTGGTGACGGGTACTTACTCTATCACTACGAAGGTGGGCTGCGAAGCTGTTATATCGGGTAGCACTGTGACGGTGAAGAGTGTAGCTCATGACACGATTGACGGCAGGGCTATCAGCAGAACTTCGGCAAGCGTGACGGTGAAGTGCGTGTATAACGGCAAGACGTGCTATGTGGACCTGCCTATCAGCGTGAGCGTGAGCGCAGTGTGGGGTGGCTTGGTGACTTCGCAGGAGAAACTGGAGTCGAAGTACACAGAGGTAAGCAACAAGTACAACGCCCTGCCACTGAAGACGGATGATGCACTTACTCAGTACACCTCTACTATCAAGCAGAGCGCACGGGAGATTTCGCTGAAGGTGTCGCAGACGGCTGTTGGCAGGAAGAATCTGCTTGTGGGGAGTGCGCTGAGAAGACAGGGGGGCGTAAGAATCGGTACACAAGAAGGCGGTGGTATAGAAACGCTGAATGGTGTTGGCGGCGTGAATTGTGCTCATGTAATTGCAACAGCACCTACTCACTACATAGGCTTGTTTTGGTGGGGTATTACACCAGACCTTACAAAGTGCATCAAAATAGAGAAGAACAAAACATACACAGCTTCTTGTTGGGTAAAGTGTGACAGAACTGACGCTAAGGTTTACATCGAAGCGAAGTGGGCGGAGACTGCAACTGGTGGCGAGCGACTTGACTCCGTGATACAAAGCGGCGGCAATTTGTTTGCTGTCAAGAAGGCGAATGAGTGGCAGCTCTGTTATGTCACCTTCAACACTAATGACACCGAAAAATTCAAAGACTTCATCGAGTGTAATTTCTGGGTTAACAACAGGACGGAAGGAGTCACAACTAACGCATGGATTTGTCAACCGTGTCTTGTTGAAGGGGAGGACTGTATCGGTTGGTCTATGTCGTCAGAGGACTTTGACTACATTGGTGGCAATCTGCTTGATAATACTGATACACTGGTGGCAGGTGGCAACTTGACGGTAGTAGACGGCAGCTATAGTGCTCTGCATCCTCGTGACAACAGCGACGACGAGATAAACAGACAGTCATACAAAGGGTTCCCGACACTGAATACTGACATTCGATATGCAACTGATGTCAATTCTATTGATATGCTGGAATGGGGGTTAGGCGCTGATGTGGTAAAGCAGGGTCAGGACTACGTGCTCTCGTTTATGGCAAAGGGCAATAAGGGTGGTCAGTTTACTGCTTACTTCTACAAAGATGGCAATAATGTTGTATTTACTGAAGTATTGGACAGCGTGAACGGTCCTAACCAGCACACAGCAAAGGATGGCTATGCGCAGGTGGAGTTCAAGGAGGACTATGTGTGGAAACGGTACTGGGTGCACTGGCGTGTTGTTGGCAATAATGTTCCTGCCAGAGTATTGATACGTTGCAACAAAGGTACTGATATGTATGTCTCCCAGCCCAAGCTCGAATACGGTGCTACGGTGACTGAGTACCGTGCGACGAAAACTGGCTATATAGAGGACAAGAGTGTGGCTGGCAAGCTGCTTGATGCTGGCATTGACATTGACAGCAAGGAGATAACGATGACGGCGGATAAGACCAAGTTCCGCACTCAGTCGGGGCAAAAGGTGGCTGTGTTTGACGAGAACGGACTCAATGCCGACCTTATAAATGCCAAGCACGTATGGGCGAAGAGCGAGGACGGCAAAAGCACGGTGGGACATTTTGGCAATTACGAGCCTGATTATTGCAAGGTGTCTGACAACGTGTATGCTCCGCTGTTCATAGGTTCATCTACGGCGGCGAATGCTCCGTTCTATGTGACGAGTACTGGTGCGATTAAGGCTACGGCAGGATATATAGGCGACTTTACGATTGAGGGTGGCAGCCTTGTAAATGAATATGACAAAAAATCCATGCGTCTGGGTGGTTCAAATATTATATTCGAGAACACATCGGAAGGTAAATTTGACTTGAAAATGGGCAGTAGCGTATTGTCAGAGATTGTAGGTGTTAATACTCAAGGTGGTTTGTATTTAAATATGAAGAGAAACTATCCGACCTCTACTACCTCTGGTTCGGAGACGCAGGTTAACATGGGTTTGCTCTTAAATGTGAGTGGCACTATGGACAAAGCGTCAAGAGAGCACCCATGGATTGTAAATTCAGGCATACCTAACGGTAATCACGCCATTTTTATAGGTCAAGGCGACATCGCTGGCTTCCGTCCCATGCTGACCAAGGCTAAGACGAGCAGGGATATATCGAAGATGGAGTGCGTTATTGTGTGTACTCCTCCGCAAAACGCAAATATTATCCTCACACTGCCCGACGACCCCGAGATTGGACAGCACTATACGTTCATTATGAGGACAGGTAGATACACGGGCGTGAGTTGGGGCAAGGTTATTTTAAGGTCAAATACAAGCGGCAAGCCGATTTCAACTTATGGCTATGCTAACACTCGCGAATTTCTGATAGATTGGCAGTTTCAGGTTACCGAGCTGTGGTTTGACGGCGACTACTGGGTACTACAGTGGCATGCACAGGTTTAAAGTAAAAGAGTAAAAGGGTAAAAGAGTAAAAAAGGATTATGATATGAGAGCAAGTGATGTATTGATTGACAAACTGAAGCAGGTGGAGGGGTATCGGGCGGTAATGTTTAATTTTTAAAGTTTGAGAAATGAGTATAATGATAACGAAAGAACAAATGTTGCAGATTATGCCTACCGCCAAGGAGCGTGTGGGCAAGTATCTTACGTATATAAACAGCTATGCGGAGGTGTTCGGGATTGACACTTCGCTGAGAATGGCGCACTACCTTGCGCAGATAGCGCATGAGAGTGGAGAGCTGAGATATACCGTGGAGCAAGGCCCGAGGAGCTACTTTGACAAGTACGACACTGGCAAGCTGGCTCGGCAGCTTGGCAATACGCCACAGAAGGACGGTGACGGCTACAAGTATCGTGGCAGGGGGCTGATTCAGATTACGGGCAGGGCGAACTATGACGCTTATAACCGCTCGGCTTATTGCAAGGGTGACGTGATAGCGAATCCTGAGCTGCTGGAGAAGCCTTTGGGTGCAGTAAAAAGCTCGATGTGGTGGTGGAAGACGCACGGTCTGAACATACTGGCTGACAACGACGACGTGGTAAAAATCACGAAGAAGATAAACGGCGGTCAGAACGGATTGAAGGAGCGGTGCGGATATCTGGCGAGGGCGAAGAGAGCGTTGGGTATGTGCAAGTGAGAGTTAGAATGGTGTAGGTGTGGCGGAGGGAATGACATTAATAATTAATCATTTAGAAAAAGGAATGGAGAATATGCAAGTAGTAGAAATTGTAGTATCGGTCATAACTGCTTTGGGTGGTTGGGAAATGATTAAGTACTGCATGAACAGAAAGACCAACCGCCGAAAGGAGGAAGCCGAAGCCGACAACGTGGAATTTAACGTTTTGCGTGAGGCTATGGACTTTTTGCAAACACAGCTCAAAGAGAAAGAGCAACGGTTTGCAGAACAGACCGATTTGGTGAGAAAGCAGAATTTAGATATTTTGCAGATAAATAAGGAAAAGGCGCAGTTAGAACTTGAACTACAGCGCTATAAGTGTGTAATTAAGGGTTGCATGAAACGTGACCCACAAAATGGTTATTAATCAGAAGGTATGAAAAAGTGGATTGTGTGCTTTGTGCTGGTGTGTTCGCTGTGCCTGAATTGGCTTTTATACTGCGAAAATGGCAAAGGGCGGATAGAAGGGCGGATAAAAACGGACACAACGAGGGTGACGGTGGTGGACACTGTCCCCTACGTGAAGCCTGTAGCGAGGGACAGCGTGGTGGTGAGGTACGTGACTAAGAAACTGCCTATTGTACATGATACAGTGCATCCTATCTGCATAGATAGTGCTGATGTTAATATACCTATCACTCACAAACAGTATTGCGACAGCACCTATACTGCCTGGGTGAGCGGATATGAACCATCATTGGATAGTATAAGGGTGTATAAGAAACGAGAGGTGGTGACGGTAAACAAGATAATAAAAGAACCTCCAAATAGGTTTGTGGTTAGCTTAAACATTGGCTATGGGCTTACTCCCTATAACGGCTTACAGCCTTATATAGGCGTTGGTGTCGGGTATAAACTATTTTCATTCGGTAAGTAATATGAAATACGTAATATTGATATTTTTTGGTATCTTTGCTGTTATCTCGGCATTTATGCCAAAGTATGAAAATAACCAAGTTGTCAAAGATAATTTGACAACTGACAAGAAACATTCAGTTATTAAGAAACGCTTAACAACTGAAAAAAGGAATAATTAGGTATGTTTTAGGTAATTAGATTGTTTTAGGATGTGCCTTGCTTGTCTGTGATAGATAGGCAAGGCTTTTATTTCCAAATTGTTACAATAAACCTCTTTTGCGTAACGTTTTATCACATAAATCAAGTATACACTAACAATACGAAAAATTAACAATCAAAATAACTGCATTCTGATATTTTTTGTTATATTTGCTCAATATCAGATAATAAACTAAAATGGTTATGACAGATGAAAAGAAAAAGACACTCCTTTCTGTCATGGATGGAATGGACGTGAGCGAGGTAATCTCGCTGTTAATTATGAGCGGTAACAGCTATTCAAGACGATTGTTGAAATTCATCAAGTGGATAACTAAATGGCTACCTATATGTATAATGGTATGGCACAGCTTTGCTATGTGGGACTTCTCGCAGAATACAAGAGAAATGTTTATCGTGCATTCAGAGCATTGGCCCAGCTACACATTTATATATGTGTTACTGTATGTGCTGCCGATAGTGCTTATACTATTCAGTAGATTCTTCTGGCTGTGTTGGGTGTACAGGATTCCGTTCTTTTACTACTTCGGTGTCAATGCAATACACCTTACATATTGGTCGTGGTATACCACAAAAGAAATGGTAATGTCGTGTATGTCTGTTATTGTTATGACAGGAGTATTCTACCTGTATTGGACGATTGACTGGTTCTTAACAAGAACAAGGATAGGCAAAAGAATTTTCTTCTAAATGCGAAAAATATGAAAAGGAAAGTATTCAATTATTACACCTTGGCTCAAATTCTGAAATCTTTGTATGAGAGCTGTATGAAAGCGTGGGAACAGCAGAAGAATGGAGAAAAGGTAACAGCTTGTGGAATGTCAGATGAAGATATAGAAGAACTATGCGAAGACTATCTTCCGAATCTGATGAATCCTATGATGTCTAAAGAAGAAGTACAACGTAAGCTTGGTGTCAGTGAAGCTACACTCAACAGAATGGTAAAAAGAGGAGATATTCCAAACGGACAGCAAGACGTAGGAGGTCATGTTAGATGGTGGAAGAAATGGGACATACTGCCGTTTATAAGAAAGACCCATAAGAAATGATAGTATATGCTATCAACCTAAATAACTGATTTACAAGGGATAATAAAAAGTGTGAGCGTGTTATGGCTTTATTTGTCGTAACACGCTAATTTTGTGTCTGTAACGTTACAATAGTGTTAGTAAATCTATTAAGGTAAAAACTGAAAAAAGATTGTTATTATGGAGAGTAAAACTTACGTATTCGGAGAGAATGGTCCTGGTACTGGTGGCGGTCTTAATAGCATTTTGGCTATGCTCCCAGCACTCATGCAGAAGCAGGGCGTAGACCCAAGCTTGTTTGCCCTTTGCAACGGCAAGAGCAACGGCAATGGTTGGGGTGAAAATCTGTTCGCTATCTTGCTTCTGTTTATCCTCATGGGTAGAGGTAACTTCTTTGGCGGCGGTTTTGGCGGCAGCATGATGCCTAACGGACAGGGTGGCGTTGTGCCAATGATTAACAACGATGCGAACACAGCTGTTATCATGCAAGCTGTTCAGCGCAATGGCTATGATGTTCAGAGCTTGGCAACAGCCCTCAACACTTCGAGCGACGCTGTAATGGCAGCTATTAACAGCTTAGGTCAGCAGGTTTGCAACATCGGCAGTCAGATGGGGTTGAACACCAACCAGATTATCACCGCTCTCATGCAGGGCAATAACGCTATTGCCACACAGTTGGCTGAGTGTTGCTGCAAGACCAACAACGCCATTACCGCAATGGACGGTAACGTGAAGCTGGCAATGTGTCAGCAGACGGGAGCTTTGACGAACGCTATCAACAACGTGGCTGTTGGTCAGGAGCGTGGTTTCTCTAATGTTGCTTACGAGACGCAGCGTCAGACTTGCGACTTGCACAACGCCATTAAGGATAGCACCCAGACCATCGTAAACGGTCAGAAGCAGGCTGAGATGCGCGAGATGCAGAACAAGATTGACGCTCTGCGTGAAGAGAACAGCACCTTCAAATCTTCAGCCATGACTTCGCAGATTGTAGGTCAGGCTATAGCACCTATCAATGCCGTATTGACAGGTCTGCAGCAAGAAGTGGCAGGTATCAAGTGTAAATTGCCCGAAACAGCGACTGTTGCTTACAGCCCCTTTACAGCCGTTCCTAACTGTGTAGCAGCTCAGATGGGACTGTATGGTTTTAATGCCGTGAATGGTGCGAGCTTCTGGACTTAAAGAAAGGAGGACAAGACTATGATTTGGGGCTATCCTTTTTCATGGGTCAATAGAAGAGGTTCGGCAGCTGTAGGTTCTACAGGCGTAAAGGTAAACACTGCTAACGTGGTGTTTACCTTCAAGAACCACGCTTTCGTAAATGCCAACTACAGAGGAACAATATTCGTGAATCTGCAACAGGCTATACCGACAGGTACAACGACTACGCTGCCAATCCTCTTTGAGACCAACGGCACAACACAGGCTGTGACTAAATTCAATGGAGCAGCACTGACCGTTGCCGATTTAGCCGGAACTGGTGTATATCAGTTGTGGTTCGAGAGAGACACTAACACCCTTCAGTTGATGACGGGTATTGTATAACAAGTTAAAATTCGACTTCTATGTTTCAAGGACTAAGACCAAATAGCATATTCTATGTGCTTGACAAGTCGGGAGAACCGACTCTGAAAATAGGGCAAGTGGTAAGCGTGAGCAATCCGCAACCCAAGTTTCCTTCATATCAGCCTGGGCAGTTTAATCCGCAGCCAATGGAAACAACGGTAGATGTAAAGGTCAAGATGCCAGATGGTGAGGCGGAGTTTAAGCAATTGCCATCGAACGGACAGATTGCTAACTCGGGAGACCTCGTTGTATCTGAGAGCCGTGAGGCTATGAGCGCAGAGGTAGAAGCGATGTTCAGACACTCAAAGGAGGTGCTTGACAGTAAGGACTACCATGAGAAAGTGGTAAAGAACTGTGAGCAGATGTTGGGCATCCTCAATCCGCAGATAGCCAAGGAAAAGGCGCAGGAACAGAGGATAGGTAATCTTGAAGCCGATGTGAGCGGCATGAAAGGCACATTGTCTAATATAGAGACTATGCTGCAAAGAGCCTTGAACAAGAAGTCGAACGGAAACACTTAATACTGAACATTATGTATATGGTTGAGATAACAGAAAACAAGTTTGACGAGCTTGTGGAGAATGCCGAGAAGATGCTTAAATACGGCGGCAAGGTAATGTCCTGCATTGAAAGTCTGAAACATGGTGACGGCCGTATGGGCGAGCGTTCGCCTATGCCGGACTATCGAGACATGGGTCGTGACGAGCGAAGACGCTATGAGCGTGGCATGGACTACGACGATGAAGGACGTTACGGAGAGCGTTATGGTGGCGGCTACTATGGTGGTGGCAGACGCTACTAAGTAATAACCGACAGGTAGGAATACGGTTTCCTACCTGTCTCAACAAGGAAAGACTATGGGAAAATGTAGAATGCCTTTAGATGTCTACGATTTGAAGCCAGAAGGAATGATAGCTTATCTCAGATATAACGGCTATCATTTCAACAAGAAGATGTGCGACTGGGCGGTCGGTCGGATGCGCAAGGTTAACAAGGCGAGCGGTAAAGAAGAGCCGATTGAGCCTATAAGCAAGGACAAGGTAGAGGAAATGATGCAGACAAATGGACTGACTCTTGAAAACCTTGTCGGCTATGACCATGTGTATGTTGCAAACATGTGTAAGGCTGACTTTTGGGGCAAGTCCATAAAGGACGAGTTGAGCTTGGCGCAATATGTAAAGGACACAATAGACGATGTAGACCAGAAGGACGGTTTTGTGTTTAATCGCTTCTATGCCGACTGCTGCCACAATGGTATGCCTATACCTTGGGAAGATTTGCTATGATAAGGCGTGAGATTCATTTGGATCAGTATAGGTGGAGTATTACTTGTTTCATCGGGTATACCGCCAATGACACTGATGAGATATGTCATGCGTTAGAAAATATAGGTTGTAATGACCATTCCCTTGAATCGGCATATAAGCACCTATCATTGTCGAGTGACGAGCGAGGATTAACTTACTCTAACGTAGGAAAACGAGAGAGCGTTGTCGCAGTTGGCGCTTCTGACAACAAAGGAAGTCTAGCAAACACTATAGGACATGAACTCCTTCATGTTGTTGCGCACATCTGCGATAATGACGGAATAGAAATGCAGAGCGAAGAGCCATGCTACATCATGGGTGAGCTTTGTGAACGGGTTTTTAAGGATTTTTGAATTATGTATATAGCAAAATTAAAGAAAGATTGTGTACGTGGGTATTATACGGACACATACGGAATAAAGCACTATGCACCAATTTGGGATTTATCATTGTTGAAATATGTTTACTCTAAACATAAAACCATACGAAATATGATCGTATTCAAAGATTTCTGCACAGTCATTAATGATGTAACCAAAAAATATTATTTTGTGTTCATATGTTGCTATCCTAAGTTGGAGGATACAGAACTTTTTGATATGGTGATTCGTGAGGTATATGAAGAGCTAAGGCTAACAAGTTGATAATCAAAGAGTTGCATTTAGTATATTTAACTATAATAATATGTGGTATATTTGTATATATCGCATATATTTAGTACCTTTGTATATAGATAAATGGTGGTCTTGATTAAGACATCACCTAAAGTAAACCAATTAAACATAAAGATTATGGAAATGGATTTAAATGCAAGCGCTGCCAATATGGTAGCTACACATGACTCAACAATGGAAGACAAGTTCTTTGATTTCGAGAAAGCAAAGACGCAGGCAATCACACTTGATCAGCTTGGAAGAACATATCGCGAGAATGATGTGTATGGTAATCCTTTGAAAGGAATATACCATTATGACCTTTTTAGCAAAGTCATATCAGAGTGTGAAGAAGTCGGTTACAATGTAGAAGTGTATGACATGTTCGCAGCACAAAACAGGGACAGAAGTCAGCCAGGTGTTGTGAAGCTACCGCAAGTAGAAGTTCAGAAAGGTGAAAATGCCGTAGAAGCACATATTTTGCGAAGAGTTTTTGCAAACATCAGAATTACAGATTTTGATGATGGTGAAACAACCACTAATCTTGCTGTAGCTTTTCATCAAAAAGGCATACAGATAGGATTCGGACCGAATGTTATGATTTGTCATAATCAGTGCCTCCTCAACCCTGAACTCTATATGTCTACGTATTCAGAGAAAGGAAGGAAGGGCAGCGGTATTGATTTGGCAACAATGTTCGACACATTAAAGTCGTGGCTTGTTGACGCCCGGCATATCATAGAAACAGACCGTGAGCGTATTGAAAAAATGAAGAATACCAAAGTTACTGCAGAACAGATGTTCACACTCATTGGTCTTATGACTGCCATGCGCGTAAAGTCAGACACCACACGTAAGTCCATACGTGAGAATATCACTTATCCTCTCAATCAGTCTCAAATTACAATCTTTACAGAAGATATGCTTGAAGCGTATCATTCAAGGGAGTATGTGACGGTATGGGATATGTATAACTCTGCAACGAACCTGTATAAGGCAAATAAAATGGATATTCCCGCTTTGCTTCCGCAAAACAGAGCATTCGTGGACTTCATAAACAAGAATGTAATAGAGCTTTAAATGTATTTATTGGAGGTAGACAACATCTTAGTCTACCTCCTTATTATATAGTACGTAGTCAATGACTTTTCTATTAGCTGCATCTATATTGGCAACACTCTTGTCAATATAGATAGCCGTTGTCCTGTTTCCATGAGAATGCCCTAAAGCCTCAGCTATTATTTCTTCTGGTATTCCTATGGAGAATGCTATTGTAGCCCAAGTGTGCCTAGCCCAATATATAGAAAGTCCTGGAAAGTATGGTTTATAGTTAATATGGTAGCTGAATTTCCTGTTATGGGCTGTTTTTTCCTTGTTTTCAACTTTAATCACGTCACCAATTTTCTTATATGCCTTATTTGCCTTGCCAACAAAAGTTTTGTAGGTTGTCATTTTTTCAGTGAAGCTGACCAGTAATTTCTTGCCTTTATACTTATTTATAATAGCGAGAGCTTCATCTTCAATTTTAATATTGTACATTCTACCTGTTTTGTGTCGCTTGTATACAAGTCTGCCATTGTCGACATTCTCATCTGTACATGAGCACAAATCAACGGGATTAATACCTATAAGAAAAAATGTAAGTTTGAAATAGTCCAAGTATCGTTGCTGCCATTTCTCGACACGGCACGAGAATAATTTCCTGATCTCATTTATTGATAAAGAACGCTTTGCTGTTTCTTCTGGGCTGATATTGAATTTACGCAATGGATAGTGATTGGTTATCTCATTGTCTATTGCATCATTGAATACCGCTCTGATGTTACGTAAATGTATATTACGCGAGTTTTTGACAAGTCCTTTCTTTTGCAAATATGCATCAAATCCTGTCAGCCACTCTTTAGTTATTTGTTCAAAAGAAAGACTTGGTGACTCTTTGTCATACTCTAATATCTTTTTCAGGGTTGTTGCATATATTTCCCTTGTACGCTCGGCTGTGCGACTTCCACCAAAATTCTTGAATCGTGCTACAAATAGATTTTCATCTTTTACAGATGGGCTGATGTATTCAAGTATCTTCTTTTTGATTTGTATGATTGTTAATCCAGTTAACTCGCCACGAGTAGACAATTCAAGGATGGCATTGTCTATTTGCACTTTCTTATTGTTTATGTAGGAAGACAAAAGTTTTCCATTTGGAGCATTTTTAACTTTCTGAATGTCTGCATTCCATTGCGACTTAGAAAGCTTTACGTCCAAACTTATATATGTAGACTTACCATGGTTTGTTATACAAACCTTTAGTGGGGCAGGCTCTTTATCTCCCTTACCCCTTGTGTCAAGGTATAATTTAGTAGTTGCCATTTGCAAGTTATATGCAAGTAATTTTATTCAACATTGTTTATTATTGTGCAATAATGTGCAATGGGTTGGATTGTACACAAACAAAAAAACATTGGAAATCCCTTTATTTAAAGGAAAAGCCAATGTTTTCTGCTGTCGGGATGACTGGACTCGAACCAGCGACCTCACGCCCCCCAGACGCGTGCGCTAACCAACTGCGCTACATCCCGAACTTCTTGTAAGCGGGTGCAAAGATACACACTTATTATGAAACAGCCAAATAAAATGCCGACAATTTTGGAAAATAAATTAAAATACTTATCTTTGCACTATATTATAATAAGGTATAGCCGGCAATGCCGGTTCAACAAATAAACAATAAATATAT